AGAGGCGCAACTTGCCAGCACGATTGGCAACAGCAAGAGCAGTAGTTTTTTTGTTGATAGCATCATTGGCTTCCTGTAGTTTGGCAGATTGTTGATTAAGTTTTTCACCCATGTTTTGCTCGATTAGACGAGCTTCTTCATTCTTTTTGGCAATGGCAATCTTCATGTCGTTATCACGTTCTAGCCACCCATAGTGGTGTCCAACTTGGTATGTACCAAAGAGAGATACCATCACACCCACGATTAACCAAGGTAAAGGTATAGGTAACATCATTCAACCTCTTTTCTAGCCATTGCCATGTGTTCACGCTCTTCATTGTCTTCCAAGTGTTCTGGAGGAGTAGTCGGAGGTGGTCCAGGTGTCCAAGATTCATCTAATTCTGGGTTTAACCAAGCAGGTAATGCTCCTGAAGGTGAAGTCCATGTCTGAGAAGGGCTATAGGATTGATTAAAACCGCCCTGAGAGCCTTGATAGCCCATTGGTTGACACATTGGCTGTGTTGGAGGGTTAAACATCTTAGAAGCCGCACCCGCTGCCCTTTTAGTCATTACCCCACCAATGCCACCAACAATTAACAGAACAATGTCGTTCAGCATCTTGGTATAAGCTTGGTCAATTGGAGCCATTGACTTGATGGGTTGGGTGACAAAAGTCACAGAATACAGTAGCGCAATGACAATAAAGCAAAGAATTAGTGTGACAGTAATCACAACAAATCCCCAAACTCTGACCTCAAATTCTTCAGTTGTTAGGTTTTTCTGATTGGACATCATTAACTTTTTTCTCCAAGATTGGGGCTACCAAGTATTCAGGGCATTGTTGGGTAAACAAACATTTAGGCTTTTGGCACTCTTCCGCATGGAAGAAATCAGGATTTTGGCACTTGTATCGGTAGCGGTCTTCGCATCCAACTAAAAATACAAGTAATACAAGTAATACATATTTCATGCTTTTATATCCACTTGAGTGGCTTTAACCCATTGAGTCTTAATCTCTTGGCATTTTTGCTGTTGTTCAGCCTGTTTGCTTAGTTCTGCCAAACGCTTCATGTTCTGTTGGTGGATCATCCTATGAGCCTCTGACAACATTTGTGCATTTTGTTGGTAAGTTGTAACTCTCATTTGCCCAAGCCAACCTTTCCAAGTAAAAGATTAACAATTCTGTCTGACAGATCATCGGGTAAGAACTTCAGAAAACCTAAGAAATAAAGTGCCACTACCCCATAGACAAATATCTTTAGGCATAGGTCAAAGGTCTTTTGATACTCATTCATCTGCCACATCTACGAGTAGTTGCACAGAAATCCATCATTTCATTCACGCCAACAAATACTAGAAACAAAACAAAGAAGATGCCACCTATTGCTAAACCAATCTCTAGTTGTTCTTGCTCTTTCTGTTTAGCTTCTTTCTCTGCCTTCTTTAATGCACTAATCTCTTTGGCGTCTGCTAAGTCCATCTCTGCTTGACGAGCTTTAATCTTGTTCCAAACATCAATCTTTCCTGTCTGCATGAAGAGCATCTTTAACTCTTCCTCAAACGCTCTGGCTTGCTCTAAGGCCATCTCGATCTGGAGGGCAGTTCCCATGTTGGAACCTTTGCCAGACTGTTTAGCCTGAAGCATGGCCTTGGTAGCTACAGACTTTGCGTCAAATAGCTTGCCAATCATTGGCGCAAGAGAGCCTAAGTCATTGGCAACTCCTGCTGCCTTCTTGACCATACTGATTGCTGACTGTATGCCAGCTAGTGCCGTGATTGGATCTATCATTTCTTTTCTACCTTCTTCCATTCAATACAGTAGACTTTTCGGTTGTACACGTCCCCAACCCACATCCACTTGACACACCTGTATTCAATAGATACAGCCAGTAAAAAACTAATTAACTCCATACCCAGATAATTACTGAGAATGACCAAACAATAAGACAGACCATACCGACTGCCGCAATTGTTGCAAGCAGCCAGTCTTTCATGTTAGTCCCTAAAAAAGTCTAACAAACCACCAGCATCAGGTAAAAAGTTTTCTGGATCAGTTGTTGCGGCATTTATTGCTTGTCCTATTGGCGCACCCATTCCTGCAGCGCCTTGTCGTTGTTCACCAAGCAAATATCTAGTTCCAACAGTACTACCCAAAACATTTCCAAAACGTCTAGAAATTGGTGGAGTTAAGCTTGCACCAGCCATTGCTCCTAAGCCATATCCAAGGCCAGAATCAAAGCCAAGCATTTGAGCAGCAGTACCGCCCGCACCAGCACCCATTCCAGTAGTAATCAAAGGAATACTTGCATATCCAGTTAGTGGCCCTACTTTTGGAGTAACCGCACCACGAGTTGCATCAACAATATCACGCAACATATTAACTTCACTCATCACTTCTGGAGTTTGACCCATAATGATTCGTTGGGCAGATGGTAATTCTGCTCTGCCTAAATTTAATGTTCTTGTAAAAGCTGGAGAAGATAACATAGCCGCAGCATCAGCATTAATTGCGGCACTTCTAGCATCATTTAAAATGGAGTATTGAGCCGCTTGCTTACCTACGGGAGACATCAAACTTACTGCTAATTCAGCAGTAGCTGGGTTTCCTGTCAAACTAAACTTTTGTGCAACTTTATCAATTTCATTTGGGAATGTTTTTGTAGAAACAATTTTATATATATCCGAATCTTGGCGGAATGGAAGAACAGTATTTTTAAACTGCTCCATTGCACGAGCGTGTTCAGCACCAGCAGGTGTGTAAATAGGTTTGTTATTTAATGTTCTTGGGGCTGCCCACGCATCAACATCATTTCCAAAACCATTGTATAAATCATTTAAAGCTCTTTTTTGTGGCTCATTGTATGTACCAGCCGTTTCTTGAACTCTGTTTAATTCAGCGCCTACTGTTTTCTGAAGGTTACGAAGCTGTTTATAGGTTCCACCACCTGATTGTAAAAGTTCGTTGGTGTCCTCAATAACTTTCTTTATAACTGGTGTTTCTGAAATTGCAGGGAACCTTTCCAACACTTCAACAGTTGCATTATTTGTATTCCCAATGGGTATTTTAGTATCTCCTGCTAACTTTTCAGCACGTTCAAATATTGGACTTACATTGTCTTTTGCAGTTTTATACTGTTGACGCAAATCTTTAGCAATGACAAGCTTTTCTCCACCTAGTTTTTTAACTGTATCTGGCTTGACTTGTTCTGTAACTCTTTCAATTAACTTTCTAACTTGTTCAGATTTAGCTTCATTTGCAATTTGAGTTGTACCGCCAAACTGTCGAGACTTTTGCAAAAGATCAGCACCTGGTCCACCAACATCGCCAACATCAATGTTTACACCACGTTGTGCCGCAGACTCAACCAACTGACCAGTTGTAGTATCACTATAACGTGTTCCAGAAGGAATATTGCCCATACGAGCCGCTGCAGCACTAGCTGGTAAGCCTGTTGCTAAGTTAATTCCAAGCAAAGCCAATGGGTTTTGAATATCAAAAACACTTTTAGCCAATTCAGCAGAACCCGTACCAACAGTTGCACCTGCAGCTTGTGCAATTGGCTGAGAAGTTAAGGCGCTACCAACTGCTCTGGTTGTTAAATTTGGTGCTTGTTGTAGTAATCCACCAACACCGCCCATTAAGGGAATACCTGCTACTGCACGAGTAACATTTGCTACACCTTTTTGAAATTCAGTTTCTGGTTGTGGCAAACCAAGCATATTTGCAAAGTTTGACATAGCTTGACTAGGAGGTTGAAGCTGACTACCAGTAGCCCTGTTAATCAACATATTTAATGGTGATCCAACAATGTCAGCAATTCCTCCCGCACTTTCCAATCCATACCTAATTGTCCGACCAACTTCATTTACCGCTTGGTTGCCTAAACGATTAAAAGCAGTACTTTGTGGTGCGGGAGCTTGTTGAGCAACTGCCTCACCAAGCATTGATGGATCAATAACACGATACCTAGTGTTTTGTTGTTTTTCTGGAGTTGCCATGCCTGTCAAATCAATCTTTGGAGATTGTTGCCCTGGTGTCTGCTCAAGAAAAGAAGGATCAATTTTACGATATGTAGTCATGTTTGTACCTACAACTTTCTCAACATAGTTTTGCGTTTCTTTAAATGGAGGAACACCACCATACTTTTGAACATTGCCAGGTCCTGCGTTATAAGCCGCAGCAACCAAGACAGGATCTTGAAATTGTTGCGATAACTGGCTTAGATACTTAACACCACCACGGATGTTATCTTTCCATTCCATTCTGTTAACACCAAGATCTTTTGCAGTAGCACCCATTAATTGCATAGGTCCATAAGCACGATCACCAGTTCGTGTTTTAGGTCCTATTGCGTTAAAAATTCCTTGTGATTCTGTTTCAACAATTTTTTGCACCAAAGAATAAGGAACGCCTTGCCTTTGGGCTTCTTGCTTAGCAAATTCGTAAACTTGTTCTTTAGTAGCCATTAGTCAAACGTTGTTGCATCGCCATTTGGCAATATGTACGCAATTTTTCCATCATCAGGACCACCAATAACTTTCTTTGTTGGAAGATATTTACGTAATGAAGCAGCCTCAAACATTTGCTTTTGACCTTGTGGAGATGCTGCCCATTTATTAGCTGCATCAGGACCTGCATTATTTTTATCAGAAACAAACTTGTAGTAATCTTGCTTTCTTTTACTTACTTCTCTTAGAATTGCTAAGTTAAATTTTGTTGACTCTTTAGGGTCTGTAATCTGAGCATTACGTTGACCATAGTAGTTAATTTCAAAGTTAGAAATTGCTCCTACAGCCTCAGTTAAACTTTCACCAGTTAAAGCATTAATAGCTTGACGAGCAGAAATAGCATTTTTTAAGAATGCTTTGTTTCGTTCTCCAGATACACCCAAACTGTTAAAAACATTACCTAATTGCGTTTTAAGACCTGTAAATGACCCAGTATCAAAATCTTTTTGGTTATAAGCATTTTCTAGTTGGTCAATATATGGAGCAGTTTTATTTGCTGTTTGATAACCTTTGTAGGCATCAGCCAGAATCGGCTTATATGCTTCATTCAAAATTGTTTGAGCAGTACTAGGACCAGTTACTGGTTGTGCACTAGTAGGTTGAGCAACACCTGCTGGTTGAACTGCGCCACTAGTAAGACCTGGAGGGTTAGCATAAGTAAATGTTGGCGCACCAGATTCTGTAAAGCTTGGGCGAGGAATATTGGCTTCACGAGTCGCAGTTTCAACTCTAGTTCTTGCCGCTAAAGCCTCTAAAACACCATTAGCATTAACAATACCAATAATATTTTGGTTATTGTCAAAAGCATATTGCTCACCTTTTTGCAACTCAGGTATTGTGTTGAGTGCAGCGGCTTTTGCAGCACCTTTCAACACATTTGTTTCAAATTGAGGTTGTCCATTTACCATTGTCCCAGTTGTAACTGTGCCAGCTTTAGTGTCAACTTTAGGAGCAAAACCAGTAATTACTCCTCCTGGACCTACAATATAACCATCTTGTAGTTTATCTTGCATTGCAGTTAAAGTTTCACGCAATTGTGGTTGTGCAGGGTTTCCTGCCAAGCGCAATGACTCAGTCAAAGCTTGTTTATAATCAATTGGTTTATTGATTAACTGTGGTTCCACTCTTTCTTGTGGAGCGCCTAATTTGTTAAGCAATGAATATGGACTAGATAAATCTGGCTCCCTACCAAAGTATGAATTTAATACTTTTGTTCTTGCTTGTTGTGGAGTTGGAGCAAATTTTCCAGTAAACGCTGCAAGCTCTTCTTGCTGACGTTGAGCAATTTGAGAATCACGAATCATCTTCTGCATATTTAAAGCAGTAGAGGGGATCTCAGATGCTGACTTAAAGCCAATACCAGGATCACCACTTAACAAACTACCCAAAAAGAACTGTTGAGTCGCTTGCTTTTGCATTGATTCTTTTTCAGTATCAGTTAATCCCGTCAATGCGGCATCAGATAACAACCCAATATTAAAAGGCATAATTTACTCCTTAACCAAGACCCAACAAGCCAAGCAAACCTTGGCGTGAAGTAGATGATTGTTGTACACCAGAACCGCCACCAACATTGATACCCAATGCTTGATTGAGAATCTGTTGTTGCTCCAATGGCAGATTGCGGATCGCATCCAACTGATCTTGTGAGAATCTTTGTTGTACAGAACCTTGTTGTGCAAGTTGATTTGCTCCTGCAAAGCCCATTTGTTGGCCTTGACCTGCAATATTTGCAACTTGACCCGCAGCACCTAAACGCTGTTGATTAGCTTGTAATCCTGCCGCTTGATTTGCTAGATTAGCTTGCAAGAAATTAGCAGCATTAGCCAATCCAACTTGATTTCTAGATGCTTGATTAGCAAGGTTAACTTGTTGTATATTTTCAGTATTAAGCTGACCAGTTGATAAATCAATACCTTGATTAGCAAGAGCAGCACGTAATGCAGCATCTTGATTAGCTAAACCAAACTGTCCTGCCAATTGCAAGGATTGTTGAGTTGTTGCCAAATCTTGAGCTTGATTAAGTTGTTGCGCTTGCATCTGACGGGCTAAATCAGCTTCAGAAGCACGTTGTGCCTGATCGTAAGCCTGAGCATTTTGTTGAGCAATAAACTTCTGTGCGCTTTCTCCGTAAGCACGATTGGTTTCTGCCTCTGCTACACCTTGGCGAGATCCACCAAAAGCTTTAGCAGCAACAGCTTGAGCCGCAGTTTGCTGTTGTTGCAACTGTCTTGCACGTTCTAATTCTGTCAATCCTTGTTCTGTAACAGCCTGAGTATATGGGTTCATATACTGTTGAATGTTCTGGTTTAAGAACGAACCAGCCGCAATATCACGAATATTAGCTCTTGCTTGTGGAGCAATTGCACCAAGAGCCTCTTGCGCTACTTGTTGTCCTGTTACACCTTGATTCGCAACATCTCTAATAGTTCCACGATTAAGTTGAGCTGCATTAGCCAATGCCGCCTCAACATCACGGGAAGCTACTCTTTCGGGTTGATATAGTCCTGCACTTGTAGCTAAGTTAGACGCAGTACCAAGCTGACTCATTTGCCTACTATTAGGGTCTGCAAACTGGCGAGAAACATTAAAAGATGCCATTTGGTCAGGAGTAAATCCTGCAAACTCTCTAGGAGCTAGACCAGCGGCAACACCTTGTGACTTTTCGACATTAGCCAAAAATGCATCACGCATTGCAGGATCTAACTGCTGCTGACTTGAACTTCCACCGCCTAGAGACATATTATTCCCCTTGTATCCATTTAATTGCATCATCATGTGACGTAAAGTATCGCCACATATCCGTACTTACATCTCTCATTGCTTCTTTTCCTCTAAGCAATAAGACAATCATTGGTGCTATTTGTAATGAAATAATACGCAATGTGAGCGCATAGGCTCTGTCGTTGGTATTACCACTTTCAAGTTCTACAGAGTCTTGCCAAGCATTTATACTCTGAACCACTAAAGGCATTAAAAATGTCTTATTCTGATTAAAGAACTCATTTGTAGGTAGCGTCACCAGAGCATTCCAAAAGACAATATCTATGTCTTTTCTGCTAGGCTCTTTATCCTTGTCTACCAAGTCATCCCATAACTCGGCAATACTTGATAAAGCGACTAAAAAGTCTACAGCACTCTGGTTGCCACCAAACCATTCTAACAGTTTGGCATTCCTTAGTTCACGCCAATCTTTAGAATCATGGTCAATCATAATATTTACTATTAAAAATAGCTAGTTTTATCTCAAACTACCAAGTTTTCCATCAAACCTAATAGTACCAACTCGCCAATCAGTTAATCTAACTCCCTCAATCTTGGCTGCTACTTGCCTTCCGCTTATGCGTACTGAAGTAGGATTTGCCATTGAATATGGGCCATGGTTGTATTCTGTTGAATTAGGATAAAACTTGGTGCTAAACCTAACCTGAACATCGCCTGCAGTCTTTTCATCAGGAACTAATCCTGTCAGACTCATGGTTCTGTCTCCATTTCCTAGCTCTACTGGTCCTGACTCAGCAAACAATGTTTGTCCATCATAAGCAAAACCAATTTCATGCTCATAGACGTACCCGTCTGTAGAAACCATAATTGGGTTATTAAAGATTCCACGATCTGTCCCACAAGTACGTGCTAACGTACCAATGGCCCAATGATTCTCACGATAGTTGTAAGAAACGTAGGAATCTACTTCATTTGAGGCAGCGCTTGGGTAAAACCACCAAATCTCACCATAAGTAGAGTTATGGACGCAGTAAACCTTAGATGATTGAGTAGTGTTCATGTTACTGAACACATAATCTGATACATCTGAGTTCAAAGGCTTAACAAAACCATCGTATACCCAGAATCCTGATCCAGACATCCAAATACAAGCATTGTCAGTAGCGGCTACTGCTTGCTTAGAAATAACACCACAACCATTACCAACACGCTCAAAGCTATAAATGAATGGTGGGCCAATATAAGTGGCAGTATGTACATCCACATCAGTAAACAGAATGGTAGCCCCACGAACCCGTTTAGCGCACATTAAAGAGCCAATAGTGGTTAACTCAAAGTCACCAGCTTGATTAGTGGCGGCAGGAGTCCATACAGTATTGTTTTCTTGGTCACACCATTGAACTTTACGTGGATTACCACTTGCACCTAGTGCGAATAAGAATCGTTCTTGAGTAACAATAAGACCTGTACAGCTAGTTGGTGCATTAGTAATTGCAACCGCATCACTAGCGGTATTTAACTGCCATTCAAGCAACTGCCCATCTTTGGATGAACAAGCAACCAGATATTCGCCAAAGGTATCTAAGCTCCAAGTGGTAGCAGGGGTATATGAGCCTAAATCTGGTCTAGCAACACCATAGGCCGCTGTTCCATAAGTTCCATAGCCATAACCAATCTTTAGTACTGCATCTGCATCACCAACAGTAAATGTTGTAGGTGTAATGTCAAACAAAGTACCAGCCTCATTCATGGCATAAAGCTTTGAATGTGTACCAATTCCGATACGTCTATTATTGGAGTTATCACGCCAGTTAATCAGACCACGGGCTAAACCTGTCATTTGATTGGTGGAACGCTTCCTCCATCCACCTACTGGACGGATGGTGTTTTCGTACCAACGTACCAAATTTGAGCCGTTCCAACGGCCTTTAGACTGATATTCAGTCCCGTTTTTGTATACGCCTGGAGGAATTTGTAGTGGAATGTAAGCCATATCTGTATTCTATTCCCTAGGTAGGTTGGAGACAAAGCTAATTGTAGCAATTACAGATGGAATTGATGGCCTAGTTGGTGTTGAACTAGCAACGTAATGTTCAATATATGCCCCAACGTCACTTGTTCTCCAAACAATCTGAACATAATCATTTGCAGTTAAATCAACAAAGTAATTTAAAGCACAAATAGTATGAAATGGATCTCCAGCTCCTTTTCTTGGAGCCAATCCATATCTACTGTTAGATTTGTCAATGTTTGTACCATTTTTTCTAAACCAAATGTCTATATCTTGTGAGGCATTTGTTGTATTTATTAATTGAAGTGAAAATTGAATGTTATAAATTCCTGAGTCTGTAACATTAAGTCTTGAACTGTTTGATAAAGTGACTCCATTTGCGTAATCAGTTGTATCAAAAGTTATAGGGTAAGCAGTAGTTGTATTGGCAGCAATCTGATCTGTGCCATCTTGGAAAGCACCATAAGGGTTATTCAGGTACTTGCCACCCCTTGGGCCAATAACAGACTGTATTGCGTTAACTAACTTAGTAAAAAACAACCTCAAAAGTCCATT